GACTAAGAAAAAAATAATATTTACTACTGGAAGTTGGGATTTGCTACATTTCGGACATTTGAATATTCTTTTACGAGCCAAAGCATTAGGAGATTATTTAATTGTAGGGGTAAGCAGTGATAAACTCATTAAAAAATATAAAGGATTATATCCTATAATTTCTTATAAAGATAGAATAGCTATTATTAAAGAATTAAAATGTGTTGACAAAGTAGTAAAACAAACTAAATTAGTAGATATAAAACAATTTAAAAAACTCAAAGCAGATATATTCGTTTTGGGTAGTGATTGGAAAAACAGATATGGTAGCGAAGGTATTAATTGGCTTCGAGAACACAATAAAATTATATTTATTCCATATACTACTCGATTATCTTCATCTTCAATTAAAGAAAAAATTATACGTAATGCTGTAGAAATTATAAAATCGCAAAAGAAAAAATAGAAATTTTTATGAATGAAAATCACGCTAAAAAATTTTTCTTCGAAATGAATGATATTTTTAATGAAATAGGTTTAAGGTATTTTTTATTTTTGGGAACTCTTTTGGGAGCTATTCGAGAAAAAAGATTTATTCTTATAGATAAAGATTTGGATATTGGAGTATTTAAAGAAGAATTTGATGTAAAAAAATATGATTTAAAAAGTTTATTTGAAAAAAACGGATTCGATACTAAGTGGAAATTTCATAATTTAAAAGCCAGAATAAATAATAATTCAACTGGTTTAAGTATTTATAAAGGAACAATAGAAAAGGGAAGTAAAAGACAAATGCACTGCGATATATGTAGTTTTATTAAACTTAAAAAATGGAGATATTACCCTAGAGATAGTATAAAAGGATTAATGGTACTTCCTGCTAAATTAATGGAAGAACTAAAAGAAATAAAATTTTACGGTAAAAAAACAAAAGTGCCTTTTTATGCTGAAAAAGTTTTGGAATTATGTTACGGAAAAAATTGGAGAATTCCTCACAAAAAATTTATAGCCGAAAGTGGAATTGGTTGTCAGATTTTACCTAAAGCAGGGGATGAATTTTGGTGGGCAAAATATGAAATATTATAAAAACTTTAATTTAAAAAATTATAATTCTTTTCGATTAAACTCAATAGCAAAAAAAATATGGTTTCCAGAAACAGTAGGAGAATTGATTGGGCTAATTAAAGATTTAAAGGGAACGAAATTTGAAGTTTTAGCAGGGGGGACTAATGTTCTTCTTAATAACACTATAAAAAGGGTAATTTGTTTAAAAAAAATAGAACGAATATTAATACCATTAGAAAAACCAAACTCTTTTCTTGTAAGTTGTAGTTATCTTACTAATGTTTTCATTAATGAAATTATTAAAAAACAATTAACGGGTTTTGAAGGATTAATAGGAATACCTGGAACTATAGGTGGAGCAATAGTAATGAATTCTGGCAGTGGAAAGTATACTATATCTGACTATCTAATAGGAGTTAAAACAATAGATTTGAATGGAGATAAACACTATTATCAAAAAGAAAACTTACAATTTGGAAGAAGATATTCTATTTTACAAGATAAAAAAGAAATATTAATTTCGGCTTTATTTACATTTAAAAAACAAAAAATAAATCATAAATTAATTGAGCAAGTTAGGGGATATAGAAAAAATTTTCCAAAGGGATATAGTGCGGGTGGTATTTTCGTAAATCATTATGCATTAAGACCTTATGAAAAAGAAATTAGAGCTATTAAGTCTCCTAACTTAACTATATCTAAATATTTAAACGTAATTACTAATAATGGCAAAGCGAGTACTCAAGAAATTATAGATTTTATAAATCGAATTCGGAAAACTGTAAAAGAACCTTTAAAATTAGAAATTAAAATATTATGAAAATTTTATGGTTATTTAGATATACCCCCCATAGACATTACAATCATTGGTTTCATACTGATTTTGCAAAAGAAATTGCCAAATCTAAAAATGTAGATTTAAAATTATATGGTTATAATATGCACATGAAACATGAATATAAAGAATTATTAATTAGACCTTGGCAACAACATATATTATTATCAGACTTAAAAAAAGAATATAATTATGATATTGTTATTTTAGATGGTATTAATAGAATGTATAAAACTACATTTATTAAAGAAAAGTGGATTACAGAAAAATCTTTTAAAAGTATAAATATTCCTATAATTAATTTGGAAGGAGATTATCATAATATATTTAACAAATCGATATACTATAATTTCAATATTAATTTAATAATACATAGACATTTTAGTAATGTACTTAGAGCTAAAAAAGATTTACCTATTAAAAGTATATGGCTACCTTGTTCAATTGATACAGATATATTTAAACCCAATATAAATATTAATAGAATAAACAAGATTTGCTTGGTAGGAGAAGCTAGAAATAAGGTATATTTATGGAGAAAGGAATCCTTCGACCATATAGATAAAAAGTTTAAATTTAAACAAAGATTAGTTAGAGAAGAAGAATATATTAAGTGTTTACAACAATATATTTCACATTTAAACGGTTCTTCTATATTTAACTTAGATATGGCTAAAATGTTTGAAATTATGGCTTGTGGGTCTGTATTATTTACAGATAAAACAGATTTAAATGGATTAACTAAATTGTTTCCTAGTAACACATATTGTACATATGAAAGAAATTATTCTGATATATCAAATAAAGTTAAAAAAATTATAAACGACCTAGAATATAGAAAAATAACCACTTCTAATGCTATTAAATGTATAAAAAATAAACATACCCATAAAATAAGAGTTCAACAGCTATTAAAAATAATAAAGGATAATTATGGGCTATCATAATAAATATTTTTATAGAAATTATAGGCAGGCTTATTTTACTTATATTATGGAGAAAAGTAAAAATGTTAAACTCTCTTGTATTTGTTAGTTTTGTAACAAAAAATTCTCCTTATATAGAGATAATGGAAAAATATTTGATTCCTTCTTTGAAAAAATTTAATTTATCATATGATATAGACTATATTAAAGATAAAGGGTCTTGGCTAAAAAATGTGAGATATAAATCTGAATTTATAAAAAAAATGTTATTAAAACATAAACAAGCTATAGTATCTTTGGATGCAGATTCTGAAATAATTCAATATCCCATCTTATTTGATAAATTAGAACAATATGATATGTCCTTTCATTATTTAGATTGGTATAGATATTGGAGAAATAAAAAAGGAAAATCTCAAAGAATAGCTTTAGGAGGAACTATATATTTTAATTATAATAAAAATGTCTTAACCTTTGTAGATGAATGGATTAAACAACAAAAAAGAACCAACAATTATGCTCAAACGGATATGCAAAAAATATCTGAGAAATTTAAAACTATATTGAAAATATACGATTTGCCAATAGAATATTGTGTTATTATTAAACGTAACAATACCGTACCTTCATATGTAAAAAATATAGTTATTAAACAATATCAATTATCAAGAAAGATAAAAAAATAATGGAAAAAATTTCAGTATTAATACCTGTATATAATAGGGAAAAATATCTAGAAGAAGCAGTACGTTCTATTATGAATCAAACATACTCTAATTTAGAAATTATAATATATTTAGATGGCTCTACTGATAATTCTATAAATATAGCTAAACGATTAAGTAAAGAAGATAATAGGATAAAAATTATAGAAAATAAAGAAAATAAAGGAGGAGTTTTTGCTAAAGTTCAATTAATTAAAGCGAGTACAAGTTTAATTATTTGCTATCAAGATAGTGATGATAGTTCTCATCCAGAAAGAATAGAAAAACAAGCCAAAGCAATTGAAAAAAACGATTTGGTTTATTGTGGATGGATATGGATGAATAAAAAAGGTAAAAAATTATACCAAAAAAAATTTATGAACACCAACTGTGCAGGTAGTATTATGTATAAAAAAGACTTAGAAATTTTACCTAATATTTCTTTTAATTTAGGAGGAGGAGATATAGAATTTATAAATAGGTATCTTATTAAACATCCTAAAATGACCAAATTATCAGAGATATTATATTATGTTAGAAATCATGAAGATAGAATAGGAATATGGAAAAGAAAATTTATAAAAAAAATACCTAAACCAATTTTAAAAACTTATTCTTATAGTGAATTAATAAAATATTATAAGGAACATCATGGAAAATAAAAAAGAAATATATATAGTAGGTGGAGGTTGGTCATTAAGGAACAAGAATTTAAAATGGCTAGCAAATAAAACTACTATTTGTATTAATAAATCTATTTTTTATGTTCCTTATCCAGATTATTTTATTACAATGGACTTTACCTTCCTTAATAAAATTAAAAAACTAAAAAAATATTTAGATTCATTATCTACTGATAAAATTTTTGTAGTCAATTTTCATGTACCTTATTTAAAAGAAGAAAATGGACAAATAAAAGATATTAGAGGACACGGTATAATATATAATCTTAAAGATTTTAATATTATTATAAAGAGTTATAATGTAAATGGTATTGGATTTAAATGGAAAGATTTTTGTAATGGAGCAAATAGCGGTTATTGTGGACTTCAATTAGCTATATTACTAGGATTTAATAAAATACATTTGCTAGGAATTGATTTTGTAATTGGAAAACAAACTCATTTTCATGGAGGATATAAAGAATCAAGTATTAGTTTTCAGAAAAAATTAGACATATATTTTGAATATTGGAAGAAGGGATTATTAGAATTAAAGGAAAAAAGACCAGATATAAAAATTATAAGCAATTCGGAAATCAGTAAATTAAATGGGATAATTCCATATGAAAAACTTAAATAAAATAATATATATTAGTTACTATACAGAAAATACTCCGTATGAAGAAGAAATAAATAAACACTTGCTTCCTTCTTTAAATCGTTTCAATTTATCCTACGATATAAAAAAAATTCCAGATTTGGGAAGTTGGAATAAAAATACCGCTTATAAATCTAAATTTATTAAGGAAATGTTATTAAAGCATAAATGTTCTGTTATTTTTTTAGATGCTGATGCGGAAATATGGAAATACCCTATTCTATTTGAACAAATACCAGCCAAATATGATTTAGGTATTCATTGGTTAGACTGGTATAAAATGTGGAGGAAAGAGACTGGTCATAATACTAAAGAATTTTTATCAGGAACTATGTATATCCCTTATAAACGAACTTCTTTTTTTCTTATTCAATCTTTTATAAGAGAAATAGATAGAAATCCTAATATATGGGAACAAAAATCAATGCAAAAAGTTGTAGAAGCCAATAAAAAATTGCAAATTTATAATTTACCTTATTCTTATGCTACTATTATTTTACCCAATAATCAAATTCCTACCCATATGATTCAAAAAAAGGATATAGTTATTTTGCATACTCAAGCAAGCAGGCGATTAAAAAAGCGGAGAAGTTAATGAAAAAGGGAGATTTATTATTAATCCATAGTCGATTCGACCCTCTTGCATGGTTAATTAGAAAGATTACAAAGTCTTACTGGAATCATGTAGCTTGGGCTATAGACCATCATTATTTATTGGAAGCGAGAGCTACAGCTATAAAAGTTTGCCCTATTACAAAATATTTAAATTGGAAATATAAAGTAAAACTTATAAGGTTAAAGTCTATAACTAAAAAACAACTTAAAGAAGCTATAGAATATGCTAGTCAATTTAAACGAAAAAGAACTTATTTCAAATATTTAAAAATAATATCTAAAATATTTTTTTATGGTCAAGATACACCTTTACATGGATTTACTTGTAGTAATTTAATTGCAAGGGGTTTAGAAAAAGAAGGATATTATTTTATCCCTTCTCATAAAAAAAGTCCTTATCTTGTAACACCTGACGATATTTCTAAAGCAAAAGCTTCTAATGTAAGTTACGAATTACTTAAACAAAAAATATAGGAGTTATTATGTGCAAAATAGAAAAAGTAGAATCTATAGAAAATTATTTTAAAGGGCTTAAAGAAGAAGAACGTAAACATCCTATTCTCACTAAAATTAGTAGAGTTTATTATAGAATGATAAGATTTTTCGAAGATATTCCACTCAATATAAAAACTTTTATTCAAAGAGGAAAAAGAGGATGGGCTAATAGCGATACGTGGGACTTTCATAGTTATCTGTCAGAAATAATATGCGAAGGCGTAAAACACTTAAAAAAAATTCAACATGGTTTATTTACTTGGACTCCAGGTAAAACAGAATTAGAAGCAGAAAACGAACAGGATTGTATTTTAAATACAATTATTAACACCTTTGAATTAGCTAAAGAAATTTCAAATGGAGATGTTCTTTATTTGCCTTCTAAAGAATGGTCAGATAAAGAATATAAAAAATTAAAAAAATGGAAAGAAGAACATAAATATAAAAATAAAATCCTAAACAAAAAGGAAGTAGAAGAATTCGAAAGAGGCTTTGACTTATTTAAAGAATATTTCTTTTCTTTGTGGGATTAAAAGGAGTATAATATGAAAAAATTAGTATTGGTGATATTAGGGATTATAGGAGGATTATTAGGAGCTTATGGAGGAGCTTCTGAAACAGATAAAAACTGGCGAAGATTAGGAATTCCTATTTCAATTACTTTAATAGCTTTATTAGTTTTACATCACTGGTTAGTTTTATCTATTCTATTTTTAATTGGAATTTTATGTCTTGGTTATGGTATTCCAGATAATACGGATTCTGGTTCTCCTTTAGGGAAATTTTTTTATAATTTGTTTTCTGGTAATAATTTATTAGTCAATATATTTACAAGAGGTACTATAGGAATTTTAGCTTCTTTATCTTTAATAAGTATACCTATAATAAAAGGTTGTTGGATTCTCTATATTTTAGGAAGTCTATTAATTATTGCTGTTTATTCATTTTTAAGTTGGAAAAATTTTGGTTTATTTACTTTTTTTAGGAAATTATTAGCAAAATCAGAATTCGTAACTTATTTTACTTTAACTCTAGGAGCTATGCTTCTTATATTTATAGGATAATATGAAAAAAAATTTTAATAAAATAAAAAAAATAATAACTAAAACATTTTTGATTAAAGAATATAATAGAAAACAAAAATCTGTTCCAATAATTGCTAAAGAAGTAGGCTACAGTCGTAGTACTATCAGAAGATATTTGAAGAAATTTAAGATTAAAATTCGAAATTATAGCGAAGCTCAAACAGGAAAATTAAATCATAGTTATATTGATGGTAGAACTAATAAAAAGTATTATTGTGTAGATTGTGGTAAAAAATTATCTTGTTATACTTCAACTTATTGCAATACTTGTAAATATAAACATAAAAAATCTTTAACAACTAAAGCCAAAATGAATATAAGTAAAGCATTAAAAGGAAAATACAAAGGCGAAAAAGCACATAATTATAAAAATGGAAAATGCAAGAGTAGAGGATATATTTTAATATTTTCCCCTACTCATCCTTATAGAGCTACAAATAATTATGTTATGGAACATCGTTTAGTTATGGAAAAATATTTAGGTAGATATTTAAGAACAGAAGAAATAGTTCATCATACTAATGGAATTAAAGATGATAATAGAATAGAAAATTTATCCATCGCAAATCTTAAAACTCACGAACATAATACTTTGTTAAAAATAGCTCAACAAAAAATAAGAAAATTGGAGAAAATAATTGAGGGATTTAAAAAATAAACCTACTCAATGTATAATCATAGGAGGAGGTTTTTCTATAAAAGAGGGGATTAAAAAAGGATTATGGCAAAAAATTAATAATTATTTTGTCATAGGGTTAAATTATAGTTTTTATCATTTTCCTAATCCTACGTTTCAATCCTTTGTAGATAATGATTTTTATGACAAAAATATTGAAAGATTAAAGGAATTGCCTCTTATTATAGGTAATAAAAAAAAGTTAGAAAAACAATTATCAAATACTTTACTTTTACCTTCTATTACAACTTATTATAGAGATATTAAACATGGAGTATATAAGGCTTCTTTGGTCGGTATGTGGGCATTATCTATGGCAATTTACCTGGCAAATTCAGGAGATGAAATATATTTATTAGGATATGACTACGGAGAATTGAAAAAACCTCAAGAAAAGAAGTCTCTTACTCATTATTATCAAGGAGAGATAAATCATCGGGGTATTAATAAGGTAAATTATTATAATTCTAATGGACGAGCAGAAAGAGACTTTGGAGTGTATAGAAATATAAAAGATATTAAAATTTATAATGTGTCGCAAATAAGTAGAATTCCTTGCGACATCTTCCCAAAGTTAAGTTACGACGAATTCTTTAACCGTCTCAATGGGGACGTGTATGACCAAGAAAAACTTCGAAATGACATCCGTAAAAAGCTAAATTGGGTCAAAAACGCCTAAAATAGCCTATTTAAAGCCTATTAGGGCTTGCCAGGATTGAATATGAGAGGATTTTATGCGGAAATGGATATACGTCTTTACTAAAAAATTCACTGTCTATATAGAGACTCTCAACGATAAAATTGTAGAAACTGCCCCTATAAATAAGTGGGTTAAAGGAAAATCAGCTAAATGGTATAAACAATATTTACAAGATAAAAGAATGTTAAAGGAGTGGAAAGAGTATGAAGTGTAATATTTGCGGAATAGAAACTAATAGTTTATTTAACGGTAAATGTATGGAATGTTATGGTAAATATAATATTTACCCCATTACTACTCAAATAGAATTTAATTACGAATGTCCCACTTGTAAAGGACGTTTTAATTATCCAGCTTATAGTAGCTATCCAGGAACTATTCGAAGTGCTTATTGTCCCTTTTGTGGATACCAAATGGTAGGGTTAAGTCAATAATGAAAAAACTTACATTTAAATCAGAAGTAAAACTAGCAGAAAAGGTTATAGAATATCTTCAAGATTTAAAATGGGAAGTTTATCAAGAAGTTACAATACATGGACAAATAGCTGATATTGTAGCTATCCAAAATGGATTAATTTGGATAATTGAATGTAAGAAATCATTAAGCCTCGATGTCATTGCTCAAGCAGAACGTTGGACTCATTACGCTAATTATGTCTCCGTTGCAGTTCCTAAAACTTATCGAAACAATAATGGGAGACAATTTGCTTATAAAGTTTTAAAACAATATGGTATTGGATGTTTAGAACTTGAACCAGAAATGCTTTTAAGTTCTGTGTCTTATATATCTCCTCAACTTCATAGAAAAGTAATTAGCCAATATATAAAAGAAAGATTATGTGAAGAACATAAAAAGTGGGCTAAAGCTGGAAATTCTAAGGGAGAACGTTATACTCCCTTCCAAGACACTGTTCGACAAATTCACAGAGTTGTCAAAGATAAACCAGGTATAACTTTCAAAGAACTTATGACTGAGATAAATCATCATTATTCTTCCGATACTTGTGCCAGAAGTTCTATTGTTCAATGGATACATAGAGGTGTAATAAAGAATATATCTTTAAAACCAAAGGGGCGGTCTTACGCCTTATATTATGAGGAAAATAAAAAAGAAAGGAAAATTTAAATGATACTATTAATATTTTTAACAGTATTTATTTTATATTGGGTAATCTTTATAAAAATAATTACAAATAAAAGAAAGTTTAATAAACCAAAATATTATAAGAGAAACGCCGAATTTAACCGTATAAACGAAGAATTAAAGAAGTTTGACGATAGTATAGAGGCAAAGGAACAAGATAATAGCTAATAGTTTATATAAAGAGCTACGTGGGACGTTTTTATACTCTATATTATGAGGAATAATGGAAGAAAGAACTCTATGCCCTCATTGTTGTAATATAACTAAAACTGTTAAAGGAATGTGGAATAAATGTTATAAAAAGAAAAGGAAAATATGGAAAAAAGAGAAATAAGATGTGATAATTGCGATAAACTTTTAAATATCGAAAATAATTATAATAAATATGAATTGAGTCGTAAAAATATATATTTACAAAGTACGACTTCTAAATGGGATTTTTGTAATATTGATTGTTTATTAGAATATATACAAAAACATTATAACGAATTTTAAGGAGAAAAAAATGCCAAAGTATAGAATTTATTTCTCACGTCTCTATACAGTAGATATAGAAGCAGAAGATGACATTGAAGCTGAAAATATGTTTACTGGAGGTAATTATAAACAGTATGAAGAAATATATCACGATACCGAAATTACTGATATAGAGGAATAAATACCCCTTAATAGGTCACTGGTGAAGCTAGGATAAGCGTAGCGAGGCGTAAAACCGTAAATAGGGGTAAGTGTCGTATATAAAAAATAAGCCCCTTATAGGGGCTTTAAACAACGTTTAGAGGTAATATGGACTGGAATTATATATGTTTAGATTGTAAAAAGACGTATTTAGCGTGTCATGAGGAATGTTTACGTTGTGGCGGTATAATCGTTAATAGGAAAGAATACGAAAAGACGTGGAACGTTGATATTAGAGGACGTAGACGGAACGAGCCGAGAGGCGAGTGAAGCGTCTGAATGGGAAGAAATTAATCCCACTTGGGAACTCCGATTTCCTTACTTAAAGCACCTGTCAATTTCATCACAGCATAATCATATCCATAATAATCTATATAACTATCAACTAAAGACCAATGTAAATGAACAATTATTTCATATTCAGAAATATCTCCATAATCTGTTTGAACTATTGTACCATCAGTAGCGTAATCGGGATAATCTGGAGATTGATAATAATCTATCCTATATCCATTAATACCTCCCCTAGTAATAGTTCCATAACTACCTTCGTATTCTTTAGTATTAATTCTTTCTTGTTCAGATGATTTAGTATAACTAATAATATCAGAAGGAGGAGTTAAATTGGGTATAGATTTAGAAAAAGAAAAATTAGCTTCTGGATATTGATTTTGAAAATTTTCAGTTACAGAATGAATATAATGGTCGGTATCTATTCTAGTTCCATCGTATATTGTTCCAGATTGTGCATGATATGACAATCCCCAATGATAGTAAGGATTTTCAGGGTCGTCATCGTTATATCCTATATCTAAAGGCCAAGTAGTAGAATTACTCCAATACCAGGGAGGAACAGTACCTTCAACAAAAGTAGAATTACTATCAGATTCTATATCTTCTTGAAGTGTTGGATGAGGTACAGGATTAGCACCCATTACTTTATAATGATGTCTAAAATCTTCTATATGAACATTTTTAATCCGTCCTTTATAATTATCTAAATCGGGGTCATGCCAATTGGTCTGATATGTGCCCATCCATTTTAAAATAGCATAATTAAAAAAACCAGCCCATCCTATAGCAAATTTTGCTAGAACTTTTGTAACAACATTTCTCAAATCTCTAATATGCTTTTTATTAAATCTATCTATAATATCTTCTTCTACTATATCTAATTCAATTCGTTCTGCTTCAACTATATAAATCTGTTGAACGGAATTCCATTCTTCTTGTATTTCTATAATATGATTATTTTGAAGACGTTCTAGTCCTTGAAAATTAGGAATAAAATTTTCATCGTTTTCATGATTAATCCAATTCCAAGTTACTCCTCCGTCTTCTGATTCTAAAGTATATTTAGTACCAGATTTGGTAAGTATAGGGTCATGTTCAAAGGAAGAGCTTTCTATTTCTCCCTCTTCATTTATGGTATAATTATTATAACAAAAAGGACATCTGTAAATAGTTGCCATAATTTACTCCTGTGCAGGGTCTTCAGCGAATACCGCATAGAATCTCCAAACATTAGCTTCATCATCCCATACCACGCTACTTTTACTATCATCTGAAGTATCAAGTAACGGTGATTTCATTTCTACTTCATCTTCACCTGTAGTCATAATCTCTCCAGTTTCGGGGTCTTTACGAACTAAATAAGTATTTTCAACATCTATATATTTACCTCCAGCTACCCATTTTTGTGTTGATACATCAAACTCAATGTCTAAATTACCTATTTTAGGAATAAATTCACTTTGTCCATCTTCTGTCTTTTTTTCAACGGTTTTAACCTTTCCATTTCTTGACCAAAATTGCTGAGTATGTTTATTTAAAATTTCTCCTTCTTCATCTAATAAATTACCGTTGTCATCAGTTTCATATTCTACTAATTCTAAAGTTGATATATCTAAAGCTCCACCAGCGTATCTAGAATGTCCATGTTTATTATATCCTTTACTAGGTTCTTCTGGTTGAGCATTAGAAGGAGGTTTTATTATTTCAGCATCATTCCAGGGTAAAATACCTAATCCAAATCCTACTTTAGGGTCTACAGGCATAACTTGACTCATATCTATATTTTTTACTTTAGAATAAGGAACGATAGATTTATTTTCTAAATTTTTAGATAAATCATTTACTTTAGATTGTAGAGAGGCTATCTGTTGTTTTAATTGTTTTATTTCTTCGTTAATAGTCATTTATTAAACCTTTCTAAGGCTACGTTGTAAAACGAAACCTTGCCCTATTATCAGGAACGAAATGATTAGGAATAGACATTTTTCTTCTATAATATTGCCCATTTTGTAATTGGATAGTTACTTGGAAATTCGACATATTATATGTCATAGAAATTATATTCAAAGGATTCTCAGTAACTCCATCTATTTGAATTCTATTAGATAATTCTATCCCATAAGTTACTGCACTATCTAAAGTTACATCGATAGACCCTCTGATAGATTTATAAGCACTATTACTTAATTGCCAATATGCCAAATCTTCAGCGAAATCTGTATCATCCCAAGAAGGTACAATTATCCTATTTCCATCGGCATCTAAATAAGAACCTCCGATTTGAATAGATAAATTTGTTAGTTGTAATAAATCTATAATAGTTTCTGAATATGTGCCTACTTTATCAGTTATAAATAATAAGGGATTAGAAATATCAATTTCGGGGTCTTCAGATTCGTCATCAGTATTAGAATAATACTTTTTTTTCCATAATTTCAATCTAATCATAGGTGCTCTTATTTCTTCAATTTCTCCATAATCGTTTTTTATAAAAAGATAAATAGGTTCATTAAATATTAATTTTTGATTGTCATAGTCTATAGTGAATCCTTCCGTTAAAACTCCTTCATTTAAAGAACATTCCCACCACAAACTGTAAGGTAATATTACTTCTACTTGAGGAGGATAACGGTCTGTCCATGATTCTGATTCTGGATTTAAAAAAGGAAGTTCATATTTAGTAAAAACTGTTTTGTATTTTTCATTATCTTCTGTTTTATGCCAATCCCATCCGTAACCATTATCGGAATTTTTAGATAAAACTTCATAATCTTCATCCCAATCTGGATTAACAGCAGTATTGATATTTTCGTACATAAAAGACGGATATTCTTTGGTTTCTCCCGTATCATTAAAATTACGAATAACTTTATCGCCCATTTGTACTCTTAATTTGTTTACTATAGTAGATATATCTTCAGTGAATTGATGCCTTAATACTTGATATAATCCTAAATTTTTTCCAATTTCTTGACGTTCTAAATCTATAATCGAACCTCTTCCTGCTGTCCATAATTTTTTATTTTCATCCTTATCATAATACCACCCATAATTCCCACAATTCGTAATTAAATCGGTAGTTACTTCGGATTTTCCAATTCCGAATAAATTCATTGTCTGTGGAATAAAATTTCCTATTCCAGGAGACCATCCTAGTTCGTTTGTTAATGCTGTTGAAATATTATAATAATACTTTTCCTTATTATCCACTGGTTCATGTCCGACAAAAAAGTAAAGTTTTTCTCTATTTTCTTTCCAATATAGATTATTGCAATTTATTCTAATTGCCTCTGGAGTGCTCGCAGGGGTAATAGAAGTAATATATCCTTTATATAATAGCCAGTTATGATAATAAATCGTGACAACAGATTCTACTGATGGTTTTGTGGAATCGTAAGCTCTTCCTAATTCAAAAGTCGCTGTATGTGCTCCATTTACAATCTTAGTAATACTTATACTGTCTACATTCAAATCTGTTTGTTCGCTTCCTCCTATATATACTTTAACATACTCTTTTCCTAAAGATTGAAATCCTGTATCTCCAGGTACTTGATAATCTGCTAATACCCTTACGTCGTTATCTACATTATTAGTGCTTTCTGCGAGAGTACGAATATCATTATCAAAATCGGAAATATCTCCATTAACCGCAGACATTAAATTAACAAAATAAGAAGTAGACCTGACAGCAGTATTGAACTTTTGGTCTATATCAATTTCTTCTTCTTTTACTGTTCGAATTTTTTGACTAATATCTTTCCTAACAGTGGCTAAGAATTCAAATTCATCTCCTATTGTTATAGTAGCTTCATCTTCTTCTTGACTAGTTACAGAATCATCTCTTAATAGAGTGATTTGGTCATCTAAAAATACAGGAACGAAGTTGATGTCATATCCTATATAATGGTCATAAGTTTCATTACCGCTAAATGCACAAGGAGACGAAGTACGAATAAGATAATTATCCTCTGAGATATTAATAAATTCAGGGTCACTTGTAATAGAATTAGTTCCTGCACTTACTCCATCTACGTTAGTGTTACAGCTATAATAATCATTATAATCCACGTCAAATGAAATATTGGAATCGGTTTCTTTTATTCCAGTATCCCAATCATATATAATATTATTATGTACATAAGCAGTTCCAATACCATCGGCATCGTTGAAAAATATTCCTTCATCAGAACCAGAGCCAACTAATGTGTTATTAATAATATTTATATTTCCATTGTAATCTTGACTTCCTCCTATTTCAATAGCTTCTGTAACAGTATCGTAAATTAAATTGTATTGAATATCTATTGTAGAATTTAATCCCCAACCACAATAAATTCCAAGATTAACATCGTAAATAATATTATTTTCTATGTAAATATCAGTATTATTATAAGGTTCAATCCCCGCTCCATTACAATGCCTAATAATACAATTTTTTACTTCTGGAATATGTCGTATTGCAGTTACTGAACCCTGACCTGCATATTCTACTATGGCATAATGTACATAAGAAGTTTTTGGAGTCGTTACATTCCCATCGTTAATATATTCCCAATCTCCTTTTGCAGGATTGCCTCCATATAATGGTAATTTATTAGCGGAAGTAAATAAAATAGGATTTTCTTCTGTTCCATCTACTTTTATGGCAGTTCCGTTGGACATTATAGTAATTCTAGTCCCTGCCTCAAAATATATCTCACATCCAGCTTCTATGGTTAATGTTGCTCCATTAGCAATTGACACATTACCAATTATTCCATGAGGATTATCTTCAGCTTTCCAAGTTTCATTAGAATATATAGTGCCTTCGTGATAAGTTCTAAAGAAAATAATTCTATCGTCTAAAGATATAGTGTCATCTACTCTTAAAATTTCTTTTGTCGGACTTACTAAAATTTCATCAGATAATATTACAGTATCTGCCCCTTCAAAAGTTTCCTCTCCTGGTGCACCAGGGGTTAAATCCATATTTTCAACATAACCACTTTGAGTAGTAGCTCCTCCTACCCCATAAGGGTAACCACATTGAAGATACTTATATTTTGTGGTAGGACAACTATTATATGTATTAGAAAATATAGCATTAGTATCATTTTCTCTATCGTTAGCTGTTGGATAAATTCCATAATATATATCTGTCCCACTTCTTCCTACTTTAACATAATAAGTGGTATCTTGTGATAAACCACTCATTTCCATTGCTCCTTTAGATGTACTTGGAGCAGTGAAAATACCAAAAGTAAATCCTCCTCCATAAGCAAGAAAATACATACCATCTCCAGCCACTGTCATATCATACCAAGTGCCAGGAGTATTACATAAAGCCCAATAACCTATAAGTGGAAATCCCCCATCGGTAGTATTAAAATCAAAATAATGTTCAAAATCTTCAAAATAATCTACTCCTAAGTCTTTATATACATATGAAGAATCCGTATAGGGTAAATTAGTACCTGTATTTCTTACAGATGTTTGAGACCAATAATTATTAGGGTCAACTTCTATAAATGTTGTAAAATCTTGATAAGCCATACTTTAAAAAATCCTTTCACTAAGATTATGAAGACACTGTAATCGTTATCTTAATATATAAATCTGTATCTGCATCTACTTCTTTCGCTGTGAATGTAAACCTATCAAGCATTGTAGAACCAGATTCCGTATTACTATCAAATAAACCAGCTTCGGTAATATTATGAGTAACACCAGAACCGAAAGAAAAAGTATATTCGAATGTCGCTTTATAATCTGCTTCATAAGCTTTAGTAGCTAATGCTCTAGTTATTTCCGTTTCTAAAGATGTATCACTAGCACTTACTCCTGTAGTTCCTGTTCCAATCGCTATGGACTGAAATTCACTAATACCACTAACAAGACCTCCTATCAATTTTGCAACATGTTCTTTTCCAACATTAACAATGAGATTTTTCATATTTTCTCTGTCTATAACTTTACCATTTTTCTTTCTTCTTTCTATAACTACAGTTCCTGTTAATTTTAGGAAATCTTTACTTGGATTCATGTTTGTTCCTCCTTTATCCGACCCATCCAACAGGATTGAGTCCTTTAATTTTTTTGTCTGTTTCTTTATATATTTTTTTGGTAATATCTTTTATAGTAAAATTCTGTTTTATTATATTACATAAAGGAATTCTATAAACTGTAACCATTTTGTTCCTTTTACCCATAAGATACACATATTGTAGTTGTACTTTACCTGCGTTTCTTCCATTTAAATCTGTTATAGCTTCTATCATATGATAATATTGTTCAAAATTTTTTATCGATAGATAACTTCCATTAGCCAATCTATACAAGATTCTTCTAATTTTTTTACGTGGAATCTCCGTCCATTTAGTTTTAAAATAGTCAGTACCGCCTAAAAATCTTGTCCCATCTTCAAAGATTATAATAAAAATAGATTCTTTTTTCATCTATCTCTCCTTCGATAAATTAAGTCCAAACCACCCTGCTTTTATCCTAGACTTAATGTCACATTCTTTACGTCCACAAAGCATTTCATGTCTTCCATTAATTAATCTAAACGCAGTAGCTTGTTTGGAACAATAAGTACATTTTTTGTTAGAAAAAAAAGGTTTTCTTTTTTTATACATAAATATCCTCTTTAATTCCAAGTATATCGGCATGTTAGCACAAATGTTTCTATGAACGGAATAGAATATGCTTGAGGTATAACTATTTTAAGATTAGCATATAATTCCTGAGTCGTTTGTCCACTTGGTACATCGCCCAATGCACCATTTCCAGCATTTAATTGAATAACTCTTGCTGAAGCGTCTCCAGCTATGGGAGTTCCAGCCCAATCTTCTCCAGGTAAAGCGTCTGTAGTACATACCGCTTTTACCATAGAATCCGCAGGAGTTCCATCTCCTAAAACGTTCTTAGCATAAGTATTATGATTTTCATCATCCCATGCCTCTAATTGAGGCTCAGAAGCAGTTGCTCCGTCAAAAGAAAATGCGTATACGTATCGTTTATTTTCTCCCATTCCTACAACTTCATGGGTGTAATAAGCCCCTCCTACATTGTGGCTATAATCCATAAGTAGGCATTTATTAACCTGTTTGTCATCATCATTATCTATAATCGTAGAAGCTTCATTCAATTCAGCAGGTGTAGGTTCTGAGGTCATCAAATCCTTTACTGTAGCATTTCCTTCAGTCCAGATGAGATAATCATTATCTAAGTCCATCGTGATATAGTCTGCTGGAGTTGTCTGATAATCAACGTCAGCATCCACATAATTCACTCTAACTGATAAATTAGTTGCCATTGTATTTCTCCTTTACCGTTTTTAATTATTATCTTTAGTAAGCCAATACTAAAAATTCAGCTTGATATTCTTGTTTTCCAGTACGTAAACTTCGAGGAAAGCGTACTTCGTCTATCCTACAGACTGTATAAGTCCAATCTGTTATCCAACTAACCCCTTCTAAATGTTTCATTGTAAGGGTAGCTACGTCAGTGGTAATTTTGCTTTTTAGATTAACCATAGCAGTTGTTAAAGAAGCATATCCATCTCCTTCAAATAAATTACCTCTAACTGTAATTGTTTGGCTAGATTTACCTCCAGGGATAACAATACTACCATCTCCTCTAGTTCCTTTAATGACTGTGGCTTTCATACCTTCTTTCGGGTCAGTTACATGAAAAACATGAGGTAAATCATAATCATTAGTACCGTCATTAAAGTTTATTTTTACTGTGTAATTTTGATATGCCATACTAGTTCTCCTTTATAACAATCTCCTGATACGGTCTATGAACTTTTTCTGGAATTCTTCATTACTAAGTAATGCTTCCTTGAGTTGTTCTCCAGCTTGTTCCGCAACATTATCTAAAGCATTTTCAGGTAGATTAACTTCTACGTTTTCTATTTTAGTTCCTAAATCTACATTTTGGTCAATCGCAATCCTATCTTGTATGATTTGTCCTACGTTTCCTAATCCTCCACCGCCAGCAAAAACTCTTTCCCATTCCTGTTTAAATTCGTTAAGTTTTTCTCTAGCTTGCACCATCCAGTTGTCCCAAAATGGAGTCGTAAGGTCAGGACTGCCTAACAAGTTTCTTAACTGGTCTGCAGGCAATTCTGCAAGTCCTCCCTGTGCAGGCATAGGCAAGTCAAACATTTGTCTTATAATTTCTCCTATTGCCTGTTGCCCTTGCTGTGAAAAATGACTAAAATATTCATCTATAATCCTCTGGTCGAACATATTTTCTTTGTAACGTTTAGCCAATTCCTCTGGAGATAATTGTCTTAGTTCCATTAATCTGCGAAGTCGTGTACGTTCAAATTCGTCTGCTTGTTTATATTGTTGATATAAACTTGTTGCTGTTTGGAGTTCTTTCTGTTTTTCTTGTAATAAAGCCAATTGCTGTTGATGTCGTAATTTTGTAAGTTGTAGCATGAATTGGGCTTGTCCTATACTTTCTTTATCAAGTTGCAATTGTCTAATTTTAAGCTCTAATATTTGAGATTCTGAAGCTCCCATAACTTTTAATATATTTAACGCAGTATCTCTAACAGTATCTAACATATCCTGTCTATATCTAGTTTGTGTCTCTAAAAGAGCATTTTGAAGTTTTAATCTTTCAACTTCTTCTTCTTCTAAAGTCATATATTCGGACAATATATCCAACTGTTCTAGTTTAAATTTAGCTATATCCTTTTCGTGTGCTCCCATAATTTTCATTATTTTGACTTGAGAATTTATAACTTCTTTTTGTTTAGCTAATTCATTAGTTCTAACTTTTTCTAACCCTTCTAAATCTTGAGTGGTTTTTGTTAATTTTTCTCTTTGTTTATTTTCTTCTTCTGCTTTTTCAACTGCTTTATCTTGTTGCTGTATATATTCTTCTAAAGTAAGATTACCTACATTTTCTCGAATTTCTTTTATAGCGTCAAGAAGAGATTCTGCATTTCCTTTTTCATCTATTCTTGTTAATCCTCCCCAAAAATCTCTTTTTGCTAATTCTTCCGTAAAAACTGATAATTCTCCCATTTTAGCACTGGCAAATCCAATCATATCTCCCATTGCTCTTATATTAGGACGTAAAGTTACTAACCAATCATTTATAATTCTTAAAGTTTCTACAAATCCTTGACCTCCTGTAATACCTGTCATAAATTCATTGCCTAAAACTGCTAATATGTTTTTAAATCTTTCAGCTTGGGCTGTAACTGTTCCCATTCTAATTTCTTCCATCCGTTTAGCAAAACCCTCCGCATTTTCCCCTGCGAATTCTAAAGCTTCATTCCATTCTTTAAAACTATCTAATAATAATTGAATAGAAATTGCCCCTCTAGTAGCAAAAACTTGTTGAATGGCTCTACTCTGTTTTTCTGTTAATTTAGTTCCTGTATTCATTGCACTATGAATTTGTTTTAATGTTTGAACAAAATTTATAGGTTTTGTAGAGTCAAAAGTTATCCCAAAAATTTCTGCTAATTTTCCTGCATTTTTACTTAATTGCACAATAGCACGACCTGTTAATCTTCCTGCTCTTCCTGCTTTTAATAAACGAGTATTTAAAAAACCCAAAGTTGTTACAACGTCTACAAAACTATCGTCTAGTCCTGAAACGTAAGGAGCAAATTTAGAATAACTAGCAATTAATTCTGATAACTGAACATCCTGTGTTGCATATGTAAAGGCTAGAACGTCTGCAATTCTAGTAAATGCTTCAGCATCTGTCATAGTTTCCGTTATAGATTTACCCATCGTATTAAAAATACCAGCTAAAGCTCTAGTAGTTTCTTTTAGAGAATTTCCTGTTCCTATGGCAAGATTAACAGCAGGTGTAAAAGCATCTAAGGCTTGCTTGGTACTTAAATTAGAGGTTCTTAAAAAGTAAAATCCTTCTGCTAGGTCTTTAAGACTTATTCTAGATTTTACTGCCATATCAAGTATAGCACTTTTAACTAAAATCATATCTCTATCTATTTCCTGAGATGTACCGTGCATAACTGTACGGATTCGAGCCATTTGTTCTTCTAATTGTAGATTTGACCTTATTACATCACCTACGGTACGTATAAGTCCCATAAAAACGCTACGTAACAATAACCACACAGGAATTGTTAATAAGGCACGTTTAGTAAGATTTCCAATTACAGTACCAAAACTTTGTGTAGTTTTAGTAGTTACTCCCATAGTTTTTCTGGTTTTGCTTATCTCTCTTTCCATACCACGTAAACCACTAATTACAGCCTTATCGCCTTTTAATGTGGCTAGGAAGCTAATAAGGTAAGACCTCGCCTCTGTTGCCATTTAAATCACTCCTATTCGTTCTAATCTTTTTTTATTAATATTTATTATTCTCATTTTTTCCTATGGAATACCATATGAGGAATATTAGTTTTAGTGTCTACTTTTCTACCTTTTCTTGATTTATTAGATTTTTCTTTTTCCTCTTTATATTTTTGTTTACTTCTCCAAAATATATAAGCATCGCAATTTCCTGACCATATTACTTTCCCATTTCGTCTAACTAATAAAATATGATATTTAGGAACTAATATATCATATACTCTTCCCTTATATTTTATCCATTGTGCTTTTTTGCCTTTGATTTTCCAATAGTTCTTATATTTTTTTAAAAAAGTAATACTCCAAGTATTATATCTCTTATTTTTACAAGAATGAACACAAAAACCTGCTTTTATACCAAGTTCCATCAAATCGTCTTTCATTCTTACTGAAGATGTGTCTATATAAAAACTATTTTTACTTTTTTTGCATCCGTCTCCTAGTTTATATGAATTTAAAAAAATTCTTATCATTTGAGGATTTAAATTTTTAATAAATTTAGGAACGAATTTATCCCTTGCTTTTCCAAATTGCTTAAGATATTTATATAATTGTTTAGAAGCTAAACAAAATTCTTTATCATAGCTCTGAAATTTCCAGGGTAATCGTGTCAATAAATTATAAATTATAATATATTTTTTAGGATTTGCTCTTTTTGATTGTGCAATTCTCAATCTATAATTGCCCTTTGAAGGGCACGAATAACTTCCTTCACTTAAATACCATCCTAAAAATTCTAACCAATCTTCCATTTTAATCTTAATAAAGTTTGTTTTTTTATCAAATTTAAACCATAAATTTTTATACCATCTATTAGGAACTAACAATTTTTTAGTCACACTATCTAAAGTAAAATATCTTTGATACTGTCCTTTCCATAATCCTGTATTCTTAAATACTAACCAAAAATTGTTAAAAATTTCAAAAGATTTTTTAAATGTCCATCTCAATTTTTTATCTACATTTATTCCTACAAAATGACTATGATTCGGAGTAGTTACTAAATCAAATTGTTTAGTTTTTAATTTGAACATTTCTCCATTATAACTATAATCAATATATTTAATAGGTTTTTGATACTTTATAATATCGTTCTCAGGATTTAATGTAGCTACTTTTTCTGTTCTATCTAAATCTTTAAAATATTTCCAACCCTGGTCGGTAAGAATTTCTGTTTTTTCATCATAACATCTTATTTCATCATCAATAACCGCTTCACTGATATAAGGCTCATGCGAAGCTAAATCTCTATATAAACTAGAATAAAGTTCTAAATAATATAAAAATAATATTTGAGCTTTAGTTAAATCGCTATCATTATCAAATAATTTTATAGTACCTAGTTCCTTTGCTCTATTATAAATTATTTGCCATCTATCTGACTTAGCTAGATTTCTCAGAATTCGTAGATTCATCAAATCCCCCATATATTAAACTACTAATATAATTAAACGTTTTTGTCATTAAATCGTCATCAATACAGTTCTGGAAATCGTTATAATTTTCAAAATGCTTTTTCCAAGTATTTTTATCTTTAACTTCTAGAACCAAATAAGTAGTATAACTATTAACTCTAAGTAATAATTGGTCTTCTATTGAATGTTGAAGCAAATCTGTTCTCTCTACATTAATATCCCACATCTTTCTACGTAAATCGATTATATCTTTACGGATATTTCCAATTACTTTTATATCTTCTATTTTTACAAGTTTCAGCAATAAGGCTTCAATCTCTGCTTGCATATTTTTCATTTCGGCTTCCATCTTAGCTATATCAATACCTTTTTTCTGGTAAAGGTCAACCCACTGTTTTCTAAAAAGCATAGTATCGTCTTTAATTAATTCTAGGTACATCTTTCTTTGAAAATCTAAGATATTTTGACGTTCTACAAAATTAGGTTTTCTAACTCTATATTGTTTCTCGCCAGATTTAAATTCAATAGTATTATTTTTAATTACATGCCCCATAGTCATATTTTGTTCTATCTCATTTAAAACTTCTAACTGTTTTTTTGCCAAGTTCTTACGTTCTTCTTTATTCATTTTATTCTCCTTACGTTAATAAAAAATAACCAGACTACTCCTGCCTGGTTTTAAATTCAAGTTTAAATAATTGCGATTGTATATCTAAAAGATTTTTTAGATTACGACTATGCTCATATACAATTTCTTTTGCCAAAGATTTATATAAATTGGGAGACAATACTCCTTCTTTATCTAAAACTTCTACACGTTTACACAATACCCCAACCAAGCGACGTGTCTCACTGTCTATAATATTATATATTTTTTCTTTATTCATATCTTACTTTTCCTTACTATATGGTAGGGGAGGGAGTTGCCCTCCCCTTTATTTTAACTTATATACCAAGTTTGGACGTGTCAGCACTGATAATTAAATTCTCTCCTTCGAGAGTATCATCCGCAGTAGCATATTCCTGAACAGTTTGTCCAAGTCTAATTTCGTTTGGTGTTAACCCTGTAGCTTTGAACCCATATTTAAATGTGCCCTTCGTGTTGTCAGAGAATATCTTGACTATCAACGCAATATCATCTGAAAACTGCTCAACGTCTATCAATCCATAGTCAGCACTCTGTCCAGCCAGGACTTCCTCTATCGTGTGAGATTCGAGGATTCTTCCCAACGTGACCGTAACAGTGTTATCCGTTACGCCTCTAGCAACAACGTCTTTGTTTCCTATTTCCCTAATATCCTCTCTATCAAAAGCCACGTCTATTGTTACGCTCTGTAACCTGTAGACGTAATCACTTGAACCAGGTTTTCCACTGGCAGGAATATAGAGATATATTGAAACTGAGTCCCCTAACAATGCAGGGACATCCGAATCATTTTCTGAGAATATCGTATCAGGAGCGGTTGCAGACGTGTAATACGTCTTTATAACGTCACTAGTCTGTATACTGGTTATCGTGAGTACCTTAGTACCGTCACTGTAACTGAAATCTGTACCATCTACTAATTCGGTAGATACTCCACTGCGAACTCTAATTACTCTCTCGATATACTTACCAGATTCATTAGGATTCTCAGCAGGAAGTTTAGCACTAAGGTCTATTTCATTATCTCCACCAGAACCAGCTTCATGTCTATTATAAATGAAATATTTGTTAGTACCTTGCCAAATCTTTGCAGATTCTCCAACGAAATCAAAACTTCTCTCTATAATAGCCTGTGGGTCGGAAATAGTTATCGAAAATCCAGCAGTTCTAAGTGCAGGATACTGGACTGTGCCTTTGAAAGTACCATCATCATCTTCAAGATAACCGCATATATCAAAATATGGAGTTTTGAAATCGCCAAGTGTGATTTCATCCTCTCCATTTGCACCCTTAGTTGTAGTATTTACTATCTTCTGCCAAAACTCGATTGAACCATATTCAAACTGAGTTAATCTGTAAGTAACTGTAGGGCTAGTTTGATTATAGCCTACCGCATCTTGTCTACCAATCTCATTAATCTCTTCCCTATTTAGGGCAACTGTCGGGTCAATTGACTGTGCTCGGTCTATCTCCGCATCAGCCACATCTCCGTTAATCGGGAAAATTCTAGGTTTATAACCTGAACTGTGTATTAAAGCCATTTTAGTTCCTCCTTTGAACTTTGTTCGTTAGTTTTCTCTCCTATAGAAAACTAATCTATCAATTTTCCCTTACTATTGGGTCAACCTTACTTTTTATCTAGTTTATGACGCTCATCACATATAGCGTCTCTCTTGATTTGTTTCTTTTCGATACGTGAAATCCCTAATTTTATAGAGTGTATATCATCTTTTATTTCTTTCTTAAATTCCTTATCGCCTTCTTTGATTGCGTCCACGTCGTCAGTTAAATGTTTCAAGTCATTAGATACTATTTTGTTGGCAACTGCACGACCTACGATAAAATTAAAGACGCTCCATAGTAAAGAAATAGCTCCTATAATAGTAGGAATAAAGAAATACCATTTTGTCATTAATTCTAATTGTACTTTCATTATGCTTCCACCTGTCCTATACTGACGGTAATTGTCAAGAGATGTCTGAACCTATCATGGACATCTAAAGCATTTTTGTCTACATCAAAATTTATAGGTGCGTCTTCCATTGTCAAGACTGTAATTCTACCGTTTTGAGTTTTAGATTGTATCTCTCCGTTGGTTATCACATATTCATAATATAGTAAACCTGATTTAAGCTTCTCAATGATGTAATCTTTTAGGTCTAAGCGTTGCCCATCATTGGAAGCAAATATGTCTATTAATACCTGTGCCTCTCGTCTGGTAGAATTGCCTCCGACTTCTACTCTTGTATGGTCAGTTGTTCCTACCCTTACACAAA